ACCCTTGGCCTGAATTAAATAGGTGCGTCAAAGGCTTTCGTAAATCTGAAATGATTACGATCTGCGCTGGCTCAGGTACGGGTAAGTCCTCTATTTGTAGAGAGTTAGCTCATCACTTCCTTGTTCATGGATTAAAAGTTGGGTACATAGCACTCGAAGAAACAATTCAACGCACACTTCAAGGAATACTTGGTGTTGAATTATCTTTACCAATCCACATTGATCCTTCTCTAGCTGATGAACAAACAACTAGAGATGCTTTCGATAAATTGCTATCGACTGGCAGATTATTTCTTTACGATCACTTTGGATCTATGGACCCTGATCGCCTTGTCGAACAGATCCAATACCTTGCGAACGTAGAGGGTGTAGATGTTGTCTTTGTTGACCACCTTACGATTGTTGTAAGTGGTCTCACTGACTGTGATGAACGCCGTGCTTTGGATGTCACATGTACCAAGCTTAGACAAACGGTTGAGTCTACGGGCGTGGGCCTTTTCCTTGTTAGCCACCTTAAAAGACCTGAAGGTAGAGGCCATGAAGAGGGAACTCAAGTCTCTCTTAGCCATTTAAGATCCTCACATTCAATAGCGCAGTTATCAGATATTTGTATAGCCGCCGAGCGCAATCAGCAAGGTGATGTTGCAGAACGTAGTGAATTACAACTGCGTTGTTTGAAAAATAGGTTCGCTGGTACTACTGGCCCTGTTGACAAACTTCTTTACGACCAGAACTCAGGTCGATTAACAATTCCAATGTCTTCTTATTTCTAATGACACTACTAATTGATGCTGACTGGCTGATTTATTCCTCATGCTGTGCATGTGAATCAGATACCAGATGGGATGAGAATCTCCATACTCTTCACTTAGATGAACGTGATGTAATGCAACTCGTTGAAGATCGTGTTGCTCAATATCAATTGATTGGTGATGCTCGTGGTCCCATCATCATGTGCTTCTCTGACTACCCAACCTTTAGGCATGGGATCTACCAGGACTACAAAGCTAATAGATCAGGCAAGCGTAAGCCTCTTGGCCTTAGTGCTATACGAGAACGAGTCGCTAAAGAATTTCATGCCATTAGTTTCGATGGCTTAGAAGGTGATGATGTCATGGGATTACTAGCGACAGGTGGAAAATATCAAGAACCTATTATCGTCTCACCTGACAAAGATATGCGTGGAGTTCCTTGTACTTTATTAGCAGGTGATGATCTCGAACTTGTTACTCGAAAGAAAGCTGATCGACACTGGATGTTACAAACATTATCTGGAGATAAGACCGATAACATAGAAGGCTTGATAGGTGTTGGCCCAGTTACAGCAGAAAAATTATTAGGTGATGCTCAATCCTTAGAAGATATGTGGACTAAGGTTACGGAAGCATATAAGAAAAAGAAAAAAACTTATTCGGATGCCATCTTAACTGCACGCTTAACACGCATCTTGCGTGACGGGGAGTACGATCACACTACAGGTAATGTAAAACTTTGGGAGCCAACATTATGAACTTCGATGAAGACCTTTGGCCTCCTATTGATGAGGCTTTATTGAAGAGATTAGATGAGATTTATCCTGAGCAATGTCCCTCTACTGACCAAGAAGATAGAGAAATATGGCATTATGTAGGAGCAAGGTCAGTGGTACGGATGCTTCATTCCGTTTACAATGATCAAAACAGTACAGAAAATTAGTTATGTGTGGCGGCGGTGGCGGAAGAGGCCAAGACAACTCAGAGTCAATCGCTCTGCAAAGAGAATCCTTAGAGCAATCTAGGGAACAAGCACGAATTGCAGATCAAAGATGGCAACAACAATTCGATTATACAAAAGCTAGGCATGAAGAACAAAAGAGAATAGCAGGACAAAAACCTCCTAAGAGTCCAGAATCTAGTGCAGACCAAGCCGCCCCTGCTTTAGATATTGCTGCTACTAATAGAAGAAAAACAGGTAGAGAAGGCTATAAGAATTTAGTTCAATCCTCTACTGGTCTTGGTATTACTAACCCCTAATGGAATTAACACTAACTACTGATGTCGATAGCCAAGGCAAACCGTATGATGACGAACGAGATGGGACTGTTGCTTCTCGTTACCAACAGCTAGTTACATCAAGAGATCCCTTCCTTCAACGAGCAAGAGACTGTAGCAAAGTTACAATCCCTAGCTTGGTTCCTGACTCCAACATGGGAGATCATGGAAAATTAAAAACTCCTTATCAGTCAGTTGGTGCTAGAGGTGTCAGTCATTTATCAGCACGTTTAGGTCTTAGTCTTTTCCCTCCTAACAGTCCTTTCTTTAAATTAGAAATGGATTCGTTAGCAATGCAATTAGATGCACAAGATCCAAAGATAAAAACAGAACTCGACACTGCATTAGTAAAGGTTGAACAGTCTGTAATGACAATGCTTGAAACAATGTCAGCTCGTGCTTCCATGCACGAAGCCTTCAAGCAATTATTAGTAGCAGGTAATGTATTACTTTATGTAGGCCCAGAAGGAATAAGAGTTATACACCTTGATAGATATTGTGTGGTTAGAGATCCAATGGGTACGGTTAATGAAATAGTTGTAGAAGAAGAAGTTTATCCTGAGTCCTTACCTAAAGATTTCCTTCCTGTTAATGATAAGTCACAAGAAAATATTGGACCTATTAAGAAAACAATTAAACTCTATACATGTGTAAAGTTTATAGAAGATAAAGCTGTTTGGTATCAGGAAGCAAAGGGTAAAGAGATACCAGATACTCATGGTATGTGTCCGATAGATTGCAGCCCTTGGATTCCTCTTAGGTTTGAAAGAATTGATACAGAAGAATACGGTCGCTCTCACGTTGAAGCGTATTACGGTGACTTAACTGCACTTGAATCTTTATATCAATCAGCACTCGAAGCAAGTGCAGCCGCTGCAAAGATTCTTTTCTTAGTGAATCCAAACGGTACTACTAGACCAAGGACATTAAGTTCTGCTGCTAACGGTGCAATTGTTCAAGGTAATGCTGCTGATGTTTCTGTTATTCAAAGTCAAAAGAGTCAAGACTTACAGATAGTTAATAGCATTATTGATCGAATAGAAGGTCGTATGCAGTTTGCTTTCTTACTTAATAGCGCAATCCAAAGACCAGGAGAAAGAGTTACTGCGGAAGAAATCCGTTATATGAGCCAGGAACTCGAAGGATCTATCGGAGGATTGTATTCTATTCTTACCCAAGAACTCCAGTTACCACTAGTTAAACGACTGATGTATATCCTTCAACGTCAAGGAAAGTTACCTCAGTTCCCTGTTAATCAATTGAATGGAGAACCATTAGTTAATCCAAAACCAATCACAGGTTTAGAAGCTATTGGTAGAGGTGACGACATGAATAAATTAACTGAGTTTATAAGTATTGGACATCAAGCTTTAGGAGCAGAGGTCATGGCTAAACACTTGAACATGGAAGAAGCATTGCGTAGACTGGCTGCAAGCGCATCTATTGACACTACTAATTTAGTTAAAACTTCTGAAGATTTACAGCGAGAACAAATCGCTGCACAAACAGCTCAGAATAAGATGCAACAACAGGAACAAACTAATTCCCTGTTGCAGTCACCAGCCGCCGCACAGTTGGTGAAAAATTACACACAACCTGGAGCACCCTATGGTCCCCAATCAACAGAAGAAGGAGGAGTCCCCAACGCTCTCCCAGCCGCAGTCACCGAAGCTGGAGTCCCCAGTGGCCCCACAGGTGGAGAAGCCGAAGCTTAAAGAAGTTCCACCACCTGATAAAGATGTAAAAGAACTTACGATCAAAGAAGACAAGCCTAAGAAAAAGGTTGCAGAACCTAAGAAACCACAGGTTATCCATGATCGTCCTGGTCACATCACTATTAAATAACTACATAACGCAGACACATGCCTGAATCAATCACAATCAAAGACGAACCAACGCCAGCTTTATCTTTAGAGGATCAAGCTAACTTAGAAAAAACGGAAGAGTCTTCTACTTCTGAAGGCTCTGAACTTTTAGCTGGTAAATATAAATCAGTTGAAGAATTAGAAAAAGGTTATCAAGAACTCCAACAAAAGATGAGTTCAGGAGAAAAGACAGAAGAGCCTGAACCTAAAGCTGAGTCTGAATCTGAATCTGAACCTGAGTCCGACACTGAAACAACAGGTGACGCTAAAGAAATTTATGGAGAATTTATTGGCAGTCGTTTTGAAGAGGCAGGTATTGACTTTGGTGGAATGAATGATAGGTGGCAACAAACAGGCAAGCTAACTCAAGATGATTACACAGCACTAGATGGAGCTGGCTTCAACAAAGAAATGGTTGATGCCTATCTCGAAGGTGTTCAGTTTAAAGCAACACAAGATTCTCAACTTGCAGCTCAACAAGTATTAGATATTAAACAAGAGTTTGGAGGTGAGAAAGCTTACGATGACATGATTGCTTGGGCTTCTACTGCTTTAACAGATGGAGAGAAAGCAGCCTTTGATCGTTCTATTAGGACTACAGATCTTGATCAGATTAAATTAGTTATTGGTGGTTTACAAAGTCGTTATCAATCTCAAGCAAACATCGAACCTAAGCTAATTGGAGGTAAAGCTGCTAGAGGTCCAGTCGATAAATATGAATCACATGCACAAGTAATAGCAGCTATGAATGATGATCGTTACAAGACTGATCCTGCTTATAGAAAGAAAGTAGAACAGAAACTATCTAGATCAAGTGTATTTTAGGGGTTAGTATATAGATACCTAGACCTTTTCAAGAAACATTGGCCCCTTGCGAGGGATACCCAGAGTGACAGGAAGGAGGTTAGGACTTCTCTTCTTCTTAGGTATTTTCTTTTATGGCTAATTTCACCAGCTCAAGGCTGGGCTTGGTAAACGCAACTGGTACTTCTTATGATGCCTTGTTCCTCAAGGTTTTCAGTGGTGAGGTACTATCTGCGTTCCGTAAAGCTACGGTGTTTGAAAGCTTACACACAGTAAGAACTATTGCATCTGGTAAATCAGCTCAGTTCCCTATCATTGGTCTTAGCTCAACTGCTTATCACACACCTGGAACACAATTAACAGGTAATGCGATCAAGCACGCTGAAGCTACTATCAATATTGATGACAAGCTTGTATCAAATGTTTTCATCGCAGACATTGACGAAGCTAAGAATCATTACGATGTTAGATCTCAGTACTCAACTGAGATGGGCAACGCTCTTGCTTATACGTTTGATAAGAATGTAGCTGCCACTGTTGCACAAGCTGCAAGAACTGGTACTAACTTCAACACTGATCTTCCAGGCGGTACTCGCATCAAGATTGTTGCTGCAAACAAAGCTGCTATTACAGGTGCAAACCTTGTAGCTGCTATGTGGTCAGCCGCTGAACAGATGGACATTAATAATGTTCCAGCCGAAGGCAGACATCTTGTTCTTGGACCAACTGAATATTATAAGTTGGCTCAAACCACTGACGTTCTCAACAGAGACTGGGGTGGATCAGGAGCGTATGCAGATGGAACAGTCTTGAAGGTTGCTGGTATCAGCATCATCAAGTCAAACCATCTACCTACTACAAACAGATCAGCAGTTACTGGTGAGAACAACACTTACCACGCTAACTACACTGACAGTGTTGGCCTTGTATTTAACAACCAAGCTGTTGGTACTGTGAAGTTGATGGATCTCAAGATGGAACAAACAGGATCTGATGTTCATGCTTTATGGCAGGGAACATTCATGGTCGGTTCCATGGCTCACGGTACTGGCGTTCTACGTCCTGACTGTGCAATTGAAATCTACTGGGCTACCAGTTAACTTCTGTACTGGGGGAGGAAGTCGAA